CCCTCACCATATGGATTGGATTGACCTACTAGAGGATAGAGAGCCTTCTTGGCTGCACCCTAGTATGGTTTACGAAAAGGCTGACCCAACACGTCTGCTAATTAACGTGCCACCTGAGCACGCCAAAAGCACAGTCATAACCGTAAACTACTCCACATATCGCATTGCCCTCAATCCAAATGTCCGCATCATAGTGGTTTCGAAAACGCTTATCAAAGCACGCGAGTTCGTGTACGCAATCAAGCAGAGACTCTCCCACCCAAGATGGTTAAAGTTGCAAACAACTTTTGGACCAGAGGGGGGTTGGAAGGAAGACTCAGATACTTGGCGAGTTGATACCGTTTACCTTGGGGGCGATGCCCGAAATTCATCAGAGAAAGACCCAACCATCCAAGCACTTGGTATGGGTGGACAGATTTACGGAGCACGTGCTGACCTCATCATTCTTGATGACTGCATTACTACAGCAAACGCTCACGAGTTTGATAAGCAAATCAATTGGCTACAAAAAGAAGTTATTACCCGTTTGGGTAAGAACGGTAAGTTACTAATCGTAGGGACACGAATTGCACCGCAAGATTTCTACAAAGAACTCAGGGAAAGCAAACACTGGTCTGGTGGTAAAAGCCCTTTTACTTATATGGGTATGCCTGCTGTATTGGAATATTCGGAAAAGCCGCAAGACTGGAAAACGCTCTGGCCTAAGTCGGACGCTCCATGGGATGGGGATTCTGAGGTTCCTGACGAAGAAGGATTCTTTCCAAAGTGGGATGGTAAAGCGCTAGCCAAAAGGCGTAGCGAAGTAACACCCTCAACATGGGCGTTGGTTTACCAACAAGAAGATGTTCAAGAAGATTCTATATTTCCACCTGCGATTGTCCAAGGTTGTATTAACGGACAGCGCAAACGCGGCCCGCTGAAAGCGGGTGCCGTGGGACATCCCTCGCACATTGAGGGGTATACGATAATAGGGTTTGACCCCGCAATGGGCGGGAATGCCGCGTTTGTGGTGACTACCTACAATAGACATGACAGCAGGATATATGTCATTGACTGTGTCAATATGTCAGAACCTACACCACAGAAGATTCAAGAAACCATTGAGCAATTGGTTGATAAATACAAACCACAGGAACTAAGGGTTGAGATTAACGCTCACCAAAAAGCCTACTCATTAGATGATGATTTAAGAAATTGGCTTGCAGCGTATGGGTGTAGATTAGAGTCTCACTTTACTGGCAAGAACAAATGGGATTCTAACTTTGGTGTAGCAGGTATGTCTATGCTAATGGGAACTTTAAGAGATGATAAGTTCCAAAAGAATAACGTTATTGAGTTTCCTTCTACGGAACACTCAGAGGGTCTGAAGGCACTAGTCCAACAGTTAATAACTTGGAAGCCTAATACCCGTGGTAAGACTGACTGTGTTATGGCGTTGTGGTTTACCGTGCTTAGAGCAAGGGAATTTATGCAACAGTCCAGCACTATAAGCAGATATGCCAATAACCGCTGGGCAACCAGAGCGCAGAAGGATAGAAGATTCTCAGTTAATTTAGACGAAGCCTTTGCAGAGCAATGGCAAGACATATACGGATAAGGACAAGATATGCCAAACCCAATCAAGGCTGTAAAGGCTGTTAGTAAACTTACTACTGGTAAAGCAAAGTCTATTAGAAAACGTGAAGTTGCAAAAAATAAAATGTCGCCACAATTGACATCAACAAAAGCCAAGTTAGCAAAAGCAACATCTAATAAAAAAATTAATAAAGCAGGAGCAAGCGCTGGTAATGATTTTAAAAATATGCGTAAAGATTTTGCTAAAGTTGCAAAAAAACAAGGTAAAGCAATTAATCCAAAATCTAATTTTCCTTGGTATGCAAATGACCTTCCTAAAGTTCCAGTAAAGAAACGTGGCAAATAATGGCTAAGTCTAAGAAGATGAATCTTGGTCCTACCAAGAAAGTAAAATCAGTAAAAGGTGTTGGAGTAGTTAGTGATTTATTTATTCCTAAGACTCCTGCTGATGCTGCTTTGTATGCAGTTCCTTATGGTAAGGCTGCCCGTGCAGTAGGTGGTATTGCTAAAAAGGGTGCAAGGTTTGTAGGTAAGACTTACAGAAACATGGGTAGATAATGGCTGTTTCAAAGATTGCAAAGATTATTGCTAAGAAACGTGCTGCTGATATTGCTAAGAAAAAAGTAGCAAAAATACCTGCAGGTCAAGCCCGTAAAGTTGCTAAAGAAGAAATGCGTGGAAGTAGAAGTACTGGTAGAAAAATTTCTAAAAGAACTGGTCTTTCTCAATATGAAAAATCAATGGTTCAACAAAAGTTTCCAGTTGAAAGAAGAGAGCGTGGTCGCTCTATTAAACCAAAAGATGTTATCTTTGGTAGAGTAGTTGCAAAAGAAGAAATGCGTAGAGGACTATCAAATCCTCCTACTAGCCGTGGTACATCAAAGCGTGGCCCAGTTCAATTAACTCGTGGTTCTTCAATTGCTAAGCGTTCAGAGGTTGAAGAAGTAGCAGCAAAGCGTTTAGCAAAGCAAGAAAGAAGACAAAAGTTAGAGGGCATGCTTAAGAAGATGGACCCTGCTGACAGAAAACGTTTTGAAGCAAGAGCGCAAGTTAAAAGAGCAATGCGTGAAGAGGCTGCTGGTAAAACTAAATACGGTATGGACATAAAGTCTCCTCGTGAAAGAATGGACGAAAAAGTTGTTGAACGTGCCAAAGAACTTACCGCTCAAGAAAGAAATGAAATATCTAAAAAACAAGCGTTAGAGTTTGCACAACGTAAAGAATCAGATAGACGTGCCGCAGAAGGTCTTAAGGCAAGAGATAAAATGATTAGAAATAAAATGAAAAATATGTCACCAGACCAAAAACGTAGATATTTAAATTATCTTAAGGAAAGTGGTTGGTAATGCCTAATCCTAAAAAAGTAATTAAAGTTATCAAGACCGCTAAAAAGGCTGCAAAGAAAAAAGAAACACCTAAACAAAAAACTTATAAAATTCGTGGTGCCCTTGCTAAGAGAGATAGAGAATTAGAGGCAGGTGACGGTGGAGGTAAAGCATCTCCTGAGTTTATTGCTAAGTTAAGAAGACAAACGTTTCCTCATTTATACGAATAAGGGTAGGTAGATAATTGTTAAGTATTGAGCAAATTTCAGCGAGAGTTGATTCTCTTAAACACCGTGCTGCTGACAAAGATGCTAGAGCACAAGATGTACTTGCTGTCCGTAAAGGCAAGATTGCATCTGTATATCCAGAGTTTTTTCCAGAGGGTGTAGATGCAAACGTAGTTGCTAACTTTATTGACATTGTTGCTCGTGACTTGTCAGAGGTTATGGCACCACTACCTGCAGTCAATTGTTCTGCTGCTAATCAAGTTAGTGACCGTGCTCGTTCTTTTGCTGACAAGCGCACTCGTATTGCTTCTAACTATTTTGCTCATTCAGATTTACAAGTACAGATGTACACAGGTGCAGACCACTACATCACATTCGGTTTCGTCCCATTCATAATTGAATTAGACGAAGAGGCTGGGCTGCCGCGTATTCGAGTAGAAAGTCCAATTGGGGCTTACCCAGAGTTTGACCGCTACGGACGCTGCATTGCCTTCGCTAAAAGATATGAACTATCAATTGCTGAGTTGGTATCTCAATTCCCAGAGTACGAAATGGAACTTTTGGGTAGAGAAGGATATCGACAAGATTTAAATGCAAGGGTTGACTTTGTTCGTTATTACGATAAAGACCAATCTTTAATTTATGTTCCTAGCCGTAATAACCTAGTTCTTTCACAAGCGGTTAATCCACTTGGAAAGATGATGGTTGTTGTTGCTAGACGACCAAGCGTTGATGGTGAAATGCGTGGACAATTTGATGACGTCCTAGGTATCCAACTGCTTCGTAATAGGTTCGCATTACTTGCGATGGAAGCAGCAGAGAAATCTGTTCAATCACCAATTGTTGTTCCGCAAGATGTTCAAGAAATTGAGTTTGGCGGAGATTCAATCATCCGCACAAATAACCCAGCAGGTGTTCGCCGTGTTGAACT